CGCTCAACCATACGTCAAGAGCCAGCGCAATGACCGCCAAGATGAATGCGACCGCAACGATGCCCCACAGAGCGCGCCGGTGAGTATGATCTACGACGTGAATGCCGAAGAACTCCAGGTGATAGCCAACAAGCGCTTGTGCCTCAAGGCCAGCCAGGAGACCCGGAAGATCGTCCAAGCTATATGCAAGCTGGCAGAGGAGGCCACGCCGGAGCTCCACGGTCTCCTAGTCCCTCTCTGCGAATACTGCGGCGGCGTGTGCCATGAGATGGAGCCGTGCGGGAGGAAGAAGAACAACTGACTTTACACTTGACAAACGGGGTATTACAGACTATGATAAAAAAGGAGATATATAACCTAATGCAAAACGAAGTAGAAAAAATGAAGATTGGCGTAGGAGCTATGTCTGAACTCCTCCGAATGTTCTACGACTCTCTTATCCGGCAAAACTTCACACCAGAGCAAGCCATCCAACTGACCAGCGACTATATGAAGGCGGTGTTTGGGAAGTGATTTGGATTCCAATCTTCATTATCGCCGGGGTTGTACTTGCGGTGGTTTTTTCAAAAGACATGGCGGATAGTTTGCCTGGGAAGATTTTCACCGGAATTATCACAGTTCCTATCTTTGCAGGCGTTGGCTGTTTGCTTGGAGCGGTTGCTGGCATTCTTCTTGGTCTTGTCGGATCGCTGATTATCCCAACCGAAACGACGACTATTTCAGAAACTCCAATTTGTTCTTTGGTAGACCAAACGCAGTACAATGGTAGATTTGTTCTTGGCTCCGGCTATATAGACTCTGACCTTTGCATTTACTATGTTGCAGAAACAGACAGCGGGAAGAAAATCATGAGATCTGAAAGAGAGTACACGACTATTGTTGAATCTGATGTCCAGGCTCCAACCGCGACAGTAACAGGAGATCGTTATAAGTGGCATTGGCTCAACTGGATCGCTGTTGACTTGAACAGCTTTGTAGATGAAACAACTCTTGTAGTGCCGACCAACACAATTACGACTGAATACAATATTGACTTGAAATGAGGTGACAACTCTGAACAAGAATGATGCGACTATCACATGGATTAAATCAGAGGATGAAGCCCCAAAGCCAGGATGCCTATATCTTGATGGAAACAAAAACCCAGCGAGAGTTGCGTCAACTATCTTGAAAGCTAAAGGAAAAGATGGGAGTACGCTATACTTTCCTATTAGCGATTGGGGAAACAGATGGACGGGGAAAGGAATAGATAGCTACATCCCGCCGAAAGAATATCTCTTAAAAGAAAACTCTATCCTGTGGTGGGCAGAATTACCAGAACCGCCGAAAGAGGTGAACGACTATGACGGGGGTGCTGAACCTGAAAAGTGAAGAACTGGTCGAAGTAGGAAAGCAGTATGCCGCCAAGAAGCGGGGGAGCAAGTCTGCGTCTGTGGAAGCTACGACTACTGCGACAAAAGACGAGATTAAGCAAATCCTCAGCAACACCCTGTATTGGTACAAGCGGGAAATCGTAAAGTCCGATGAAGAATGTGCTGAACGGCTGAATGAATACTTCCAGCGACTTTCTGAGACGGGGGAGATTCCGACAGTAGAGAAGATGTGTCTTGCGTTAGGGACTACGCGAACGACTGTATGGGAATGGGAAAATGGGCGTGGATGCAGCTCTGCGCGCGCTAACATGATAAAAAAGAGTAAAGAGATTTTAGCCGCGCTGGACGCTGAATTGGTGTCCAGAGGGAAGATACCACAGATAACTTACATCTTCCGCGCCAAGAATTTCTTTCAAATGTCAGATTCTGCAACCCTTACTGTTATCCCAGCCCAGCCCCTCGGCGACTCTCCCGACCAAAAGCAGCTTGAAGAGCGGATCGCCGGGTCTGTGGTGGTGGAGGAGTAGGGACTATCACCGTCACATTGCACAACTGGGTGTCGCGAAATCCCGGAAAAACACTCTCGCCGTTTGTGCAACTATCACAAACAAACGACTATCAGCGACTATTTCAGGAACTTTCTGTAAGTCAAACAACTATAAAACGACTTTTTGGAGGCTACGACTATGGATGAAACAATCAAGGGAAACGAAGAATACAAAGGCTGTCCACTGTTTGCAATTGCGGAACAGGTAAGAGCGTGTAGCGGTATGCCTGTCAGGCCGAACGGGAACGGGACAAACTGCATCCGGTACACTTGCGCCTGGTACGATCAGACAGCGGAGCGCTGCGCGGTGCTTTCTCTGGCCCGGAACAAATGATAATACCCCGGCTTACTCCTGACGGAGCGGGCCGGGGTTGCTTTATGCGCTGTTTGGCGTTCTGAGTGCCTCTGTGGGCCGTTTTGCTGTGCGGGAATATAGGGACAGCCATGAGGGGATAAAGCGCCGTGTAGGGCCTGTGAATGGCCTTTACGGCGGGCTTGCTTTTTGTGGCCTGCTTCGCCCTGCCGGACATGGGCGCAAAAATGCCGCCTGCGAGCCGTAGGACGGCGCACAAGCGGCGGGAAGCTGCCGGGGAGTATAGGGACAAGGACGGACACGTTGGAGGGAATATAGGGCGCAAAAAATCCCGCCCCAGGTAGTCCCAGGGCGGGAAGCTGTCAAGATTTTTTCGCCGTCTCCCAGATGATCATCAAGGGAAGCATAAGGACAAATAAGAGGATCAAGCGTTGCACCCCCTCTCGATGGGAAGCGCCCCGGCGGGCCAGTAGCCGCGCTGGTAAACAATGTGCCAGCGGTCGATATCGTAGATTAGCGCGGCGGCCTCTTGCCGGTATTGCTTAAGTGCTTGCCGGGCCTCTCGCTGCGTCCTGTAGTCCCCGTGTTCGTCCGTTCCGGTGTCGGGGCTGTAGGTGATAATTTCGTAGCTCATGCACTCAGTTCCTCCATTCTCCCGGCGGGCGGGTCAAGCCCAATTAAACACAAGTTGCGGGAACATTTTTTCAATCTGCGCCGCCTCTTTTGCGGCATAATCCCCAATAATGCGCCCGTTTTGATAGATATTTCCACGATAAATGCAATCTAAATCAGAAAAGAAAATGTCGATTTTATCAGCATCGCGGGGGCTGTCTCCATACCACATATCAAGATATTTTTCCTTCATTGTGCGGCCCTCCTTATCCGATTTTATCGGCCATTTCCCGGTAGTTGTACGGGATATATACGTTTTTAGCGTTCGGGTTGGGCCGGTAGACCGTGACCGTCTGTCCGTCGTCAGTTATATAGCAATCAACATATTCCCCATTGCAGAGAGAGACAAACCGACGCGCGTTTTCCGGTACATCGTCCAGGCTCCAAAAATAGGGGCCATCTGTTACACGCTTGTCGTAGCAAGCCGTTGTAATTACACGGCCTTTCCCTGCGGCGCGCATGTCGTGCAGCTGTGTAAATTTCGGGTTGATTTTGAGGCCGTAGACGGCCAGGAAACGGCGGAATCCGTTATCTGTGCGGTAGGCTGTCCAGGCCATACAATCGCGCTGCACAACGTATTTATAGCCGCATTCGCTGGTTTTGCCGTCGAGATAGATTGTGATACTGATCATTTGTTCTTCCTCCTTGCATGGAGGGCTTCCCTATGGTAAAATAGGTTGCCCTGGTGGTTGGTGGTTCTTCTATTGGGGCCCTTGCCCGTCTGGCCTTTGCGAGAGGTCAGGCGGGATTTTTATTCGGCTCGGCTGAGATGGTATGCGGTTCTGTCAAACCCGTGATAATTCCTGATGTTCGGCACATCCTCGCGGAACATATCACAGTATAGGGCATTTTCGATCAGCATATCCGTATAGGGATTTTCCCCGTACCAGCAGCCGCGCGGCAAGCCGTCACCGCTGATATGGTGCCGTGGGGCGGCTTTTCTCACGGCGTCAAGCTTTTCTTTGTAGGTCATTTCTTAATTTTCCTTCCAGCCCTGGTCACTATTGCGAGTAGTGGCCGGGGCTTTTATTTGTGTGCTGCAATCGCCCTTTCGGCTTGCTCTCTGGTGGGCCATCCATACGGCGTGATTGCCTGGTGTCCTGTCCTTGCTGGTGTCCATTCGATGTGCCAATATCCATTAATCAGCACTGGACGCCCTGGCACTTCTTCCGCGCACTCTTTATGAGGCCTTGGATTGTATAACATTTTCTTTCCCTCCCGGCCTGTGGCCTGTCGTGGTTGTTTACTGCTGCCGCCCGGCCTGTCCGGGTGGCCTTGTGTCTTGCTGTGAGTATAAGATAGCACACTTGCATTTACTTGTCAATAGGTAAATGCAAAATAATTTCAAGATTTTTTGCAAAGTCGGACGGCCTGCACCACTGGCGGGACACGCCGCCGGGGCCTTACCGACGCCACCGGAGGGGGATTGCACCCCACATAAGGTAGGTAGGTTAGTCCCGTCAGTACCGAAAACATAAAAAAAGATAATTTGCAAAAACCCATTGACACTTGCAAAAACTTGTGATATATTAAATGCAACAAACAAGGGGTGATTGAAATGATGGAGTTCAAAAACGCCATTGGTTATATCAGGGTCAGCACAGAGGCACAGGCCGCAGATGATAAGTATGGCATCGAGGCGCAGAAAGAGAAGATACTCGCTTATGCGAATGACAATGGGTACAATATCGTCAAATGGTTCTGTGACGAGGAAAGCGGGACAAGTGACGAGAGGCCGGAACTGAATAAGATACTGTACGACGAGGATATTTCCAATCCGCCGTTTGAGGCAGTGATTGCGTTCAAGAGTGATCGGGTGGCAAGGGACACAAAGCTGTACTTCTATTATCTGTATGTGCTTGAAAAGAGGAATATCAAGCTGTTAAGCACACAAGAGGTATTCCCGGAGGGAGATTTTGCAAATATTTATCGTGCGCTGATGCTGTTTGTGGCCGAACAGGAGAGGAAGAACATCGCTCTGCGCACCGGGAACGGAAGAAAGATTAAAGCCGCTGCTGGTGGATATAGTGGTGGTCGCATTGCATATGGGTACAAGGTTGATAACGGCAGGCTGGTTATCAATGAAGAAGAACGGCCTATCGTGGAGTTTGTCTTTGCGGAGCACAAAAAAGGAACGCCCATGCTCACGATTGCGGATAAGCTGAATGATCTGGGGTATCGGACACGCAAGGGAACAAAATTTCAGAACACCAGTGTTCGCAGTATTATTAAGCACGAGCCTCTTTACTGTGGGATGTACAAGTATGGAGACATGAATTGGGTAAAGGGCGTACACGAGCCTATTTTGAAGGAGGAAGATTGATGGAAAATAGAAGCGACAAGATGAAGGAGATAAGCAACAAACTCACGATGCGGGTGCTGGCATCAACCTATGAATACTATTTGGAAGTCGGAGAAAAGGAATACCTGGAAACTGTTTCAAAACTCGGAGAAGAAATAAAGAAAAACTGGCCGCTCCTTGCAAGGAAGTTGGAGGATGAAGGAATTTTTAAGAAAGAATCATAAAATTTTTCAAAATGCAAAAAGACGGCTCAATTACTGTGGAAGCTGCCTGTAAGGAAATGGGCATAAGTAAAAGCCAGTGGTATGTGCTGGCAAGAAAAGAGCAGACCGACTTGCCCTCTACCAAAAGCACAAGTCGATCTGCCGGTCAAACACCAAAGGATGGTGCCGATACAGAGATTGTATCATGCGCCTCCTGAGATTGCAAGGAGGCTTTATAATGTGCAAGGAATGTGACGTATTAGATAAGGTTTTGGACTTCCTTGACAAGAAGATAGAGGCTTGCGGGTCTTTCGAGGATGGGCCGGAAGGAGCAGTTCTAAAATCTGTAAGGGATTATGTTTTGAAGATACAGGATGAAATGTAGGAGTGAAAATCGCCGCGCAAAACAAAAAGGGGGTGGCTCTGATGGTAGATGAAACCGCGTTGCAGAACTATTTGTTGAAGTGTGAGTTGCAGTATCGGGCGGAGCACGCCGATGGAGTGGAGCGCGTTGGATGGCTGATGGAATATTGCAAGACTGTCAAACAGACTGCCAGATTCTTGAGAGATATTGGATTCCGGGTGAAGGATATTGTGGACGATGTGGACTGCGCCGGAGAACACCATTGCTGGGTGGTCACAACCTCTGGCGTGGTGGTGTATGCTGATGGGAGCGGACTAATAGGACGGGAGACGAGATGATGGCCTGGATCAAATGCACTGATAGGATGCCGCCGGATATGGAGCCGGTAATGGTGACAGCCTTTCATAGAGGATTTGTTGTAGACGCAGAACCCGGTGAAAAATTTGTGTCTCACGATGTAAGGTGGAATGAAAAATTGCAGGCGTGGGAAGTACAAGAATGGAATATTTGCGAAATGGAGTGGACGACATGGCATGATTTGGAGATTACTCACTGGATGCCGATGCCAGAACCGGCGGAGGATTGAATATGCAAAAACTGACAGACAAGCAGTACAATGAATACCAGAGGATGCTCCGGGATAGAGATGCCGGTAGACTACTCACGCCTGATGGCCTACGCATGATTTGCTCTGCACATAAATATGACCCGGAGAAGATCGGGCTGCACATGCTGACGGTGCTGGCGAATTGGAATAAGGTGGAGGTGTAAGGAAAATTGAGACAGAGAAGCGGTCGGGATAGTTCGTATAAACTGAGAAGAAGATACATTTCGAGCGAAACTGTTTGCAAACAGTGTGGTTCAAGAGAAAATCTTGAGATTCACCATAAAGATGCGCTCGTGATTGGAGGGACGAGCGAAGACGGAAACATTGAGGTGCTATGCGAGGAGTGCCACAGAAAACTACACAAAGGGAATCGTAGCGAGTTGGTAAGGGCTGGGATTCAAAAAGCAAAGAGCGCCCCATGCGAGAAATATATTTCACTATATGACTTATATTGCAAAACGCAGGAGCTTTTGGAGCAAGGTGAAAGGTTATGTGCATCCGATATGTTAGATATTGCAGAACAGTGTAGGTTTATAACAAAAAGGATTTAATACCGCACCCCGCCACAGGGCGGGCGTAGACGGCCAGAGGGTCACAGACTTCGGTTTGTGGCCCTACTTTGAAGGAGGGATTCTATGGAGATACACAAGCTGGTAGAGAAAGCGTTCAAGCGTGATCTGTCTGACCCGTCAGTGCTGAATGATGCGTTCGACACGCTTAGGTTGCTGGAGCCTGAAGACTTCACACTGGCCCACGAGAAGAACAAAGAAGTCCGCCGCCTGTCAGCCAAATATGCTGCGGAGCGGACGGACGTGAAAATGTTTGAATTGAATAAGAGGGCGTTGCTGTTTGATGCGCCGTATGATTTTGATTGTTTTCTTCGCTACATTGAGTGGCAGAGGCCAAACGATAAACGATTCTATATGCCACGCAGAAAAGTCCTTCTTCCCATTGTAAATGCGTTCCAGCAGGTAGCGGACGGGGAGTTGGATTTGCTGACGGTTAGCCAGCCGAAACGCACTGGGAAAGCCATGCCAATGTACACAAAAGTTCTTACCCCTTGT